AACATATCAATATATTATACTCCAATTCGCTATGGATTATCAATTATTTCACAATTATTATTATACTTGCAATTAATCTTAGTTGCGGTAAATATTACTTCTCATATTTTACCACATTTTACAATTAGAATTTGACGAATATTTGACGAAATAAAAAAAGAGGGTAGCAATTAAGCTACCCTCTAATACGTTTAGTCTAATTCAATTAATCGGTGTAGTTCGCCGTTTACAAACCACATTTCACACGTTACATTATCGCCATCTTTTAGAGTGGCCATATATAACCCCTCTTTGTTTGGTTGAATATCTTCTGCGAATTGATGTGTTTTTCCATTGAATGTAAATACTTGTGCCATTGTGTTATTCCTTTCAGTTATAAAGTAATACTTTCCAACTGTCAACTAACAGTTGATTGTTGCAATCCGTGCAACTCGGAGATAATTTAGATCACCATTCCTTTACTGTGTAAAGTGCGCTAGCGCCCTCTAAATGTTGTCCATTGAAATGCGTTAACACTTCAAATTTACCTGCTTGATAGCCTATAGTTTCATAGGCTCGTTTATCTATCAAAGTAACACCAGCTTTTATCTTATGTCCTTTGTTTAGATTGATTTTGTAAACATCGACTTTTTGTTCATCGGTGTTAGCAACTACTGCGGTTCTATCAGATTTTTCAGTAACGGCTTTAGGTACATTAGGGTTGCTATGTGCAATATCCTGTTTCACCTGTTCTGCTGCCACTTCAACTGTTGGTGCTTGTGTGTAATATGTCGCTATCGGTTGAGTTCTTTCTTTTTTAGAAATAACTTCCTGTGCTTCCTGTTCAGTAATATGAATTGCTTTTGACAATTCTGTAGGTGATTTAGCCTGTTCTTGTGTAATGACTACAGGCTTTTCTAACTGCTTTTGTTTGTGATGATATATCCATACACCTACAATAGCGATAAAAACGCATAGGGTAATCGCTACGGCTATTTTGTAGTGTTCCTTGATAGTTTGTACCAACTTACTAATTAACATGGCTTACACCTCGTTTAATTCATTTTGTAGCATTTCCAACGCTCTAAATTTTTCATCGGCGAAACGTTCATTCAAGCTATCACGCAATGCACTATTATTCCATGCAGTAGTCATACATACATCATAGATGCAAGCGATGATGTCATAGTCAAAGCGTTTATCATCAACGTAGGATAGATTAGGCAATTCTAAATTCAAAGCCTTTTCCATTAACTTCAATGCATCATTGAACATATCAACGATATTGCCTACACCATATTGTACTGTTCTACTCCATATCACATCTTTCAATGTATCGGAGTGCTTATCTACATGGAATAGGTTATCTTGTAACAATTTACACGCTACATCATAGTATTTAGCCTTGATGTAGTCATGTTGCATCTGTGCAAATCCTTGCCTATCAATAGCACCCAGTTCTTTCCATTGGTCGATAAACTCATCGCTATTGATTTCGCCACTATCTACCAATGCTCTTGCGTAGTCTGTATAAAATCCGCCTTGCCGTAACCCCCAACCTAGAAATTCATCAACGCTACCGCAATTACTAGCTAATTGATATGTACCATAGGAAATACCGCCTGCATCATTAACCCCACTTGATACACAAGCAGGGTCTCCATTACTTTCATATACCGCACTTAATCTGCCTAATTCCATTTTTGTTGCTCCTTTCTATTACTTTCACGTCCGCCTAGGTATCCAACCAAGCCTGACGATATGCTCATCGCCAACTCGTTGTAACCATATAGGATAGCCATTATATTTACAGTTCCTAATATGATGATTGTTAGTACTTCTCGTATACTTATTTTTTCAATCATTTAATCGCTTCCTTTACCGATTTAACGAAATCAATCACTTGTTTAAATAGCCCTATCGCACGTTTAAACCACCTCGTTTCTACTAATTCGAGTTCTATCATGTTCTCTACGCACGATGCCAATTCGATAAATATAGGTATCAAATACAACAATGTGCATAGGAATACATCCACACGGCCTAATACAGGTACTACTACATCTGGCAAGGTAAGTAGAATAAACGCCAACAAAAAAAGCCACGGATAGGATTTGACTAATTTCTTAGTCAAATCCGCTCGTAGCTTGCCACTTACTAAAAATCGCTTAGGCTTTCCATCAACCTCTACTACCGCCCAACCTCTCCAAATGATAGCCAAGAAAATATTTTTTAAGGTACACTCTCTATTTGTGGCCAAATTAAAATTGCGTGCCTCAACTAAGACACGCAATAAAGTATCAATAAACACCAATACAACACTTGTGAATATAGCTAGTGAAATTCTAACCGCCTCACTCACACTAAAAACTTCGACCATAAAAGATTGAGGAAAAATTTCAATCATGCTTACTCTCCAATTCGTTCTATCTTAATTTTCAACATATATACAACGTAGGATACAATGTTCTTAAAGCCATTAACGATAATTATTAATCCAAACTCTGTTTCTTTATTTGATGGGATTACATTAACTTCAATATCTGTTGAGGTAGCAATCGCAAATTCATTTTTTTCAATGCGTTCCCCATATACTGTCGCTCTATATCTACCTTTTGGTAAATACACAAACATCTTTTCCGTACCTCTAATATTTTTAGTGTCTTTTTGCCACTGCCATGTGTTAAATAAAATTGGACTTGTTTGTATATAGCTTTTACTGCCGTCGGATTTGTGTTGTACCACAAGGGCGTTTTTATCCGCCCCCAATCGTGCATAGTATGTTTTGCCACTAATTACTATTGGTAATCGCTTTTCACCAGCATCACGCAAATTGTCAGTTAGTCCAAATGTTAATGTATCATTCCCTTTCTTAACTTTTAGATTAGGCATTATTCAACATACACCTCGTTTCCACCATTAGCACTCCACAATTTCAATCGGCTATTTAAGGATGTTTGAACCCTGCCCCAACTCTTCCACGCATCAGCCATAAACATACGATGATATGTTTCGCCATTGAACACATGTAATGTTTGATCTATCATTTTTCCTTCGCCAAAATTCATGACAATTAACATACCTTGCTTATGCGAACGTGGTGGATTATTAGCACCGCCATCAAAATTGATTTCATAGCACCCTTGCGTTGTGAGTGTATTCCAATCTGTTGCGGTATCTAATTTAGAGTAAGGAAAACCAAATGAACCAGCATCATCTTTTTTGACAAATACTTCATCAGCTTTAGACTTGCTGTAAATAGCTGTGCCATAATGTTTAGTAGTAATTACTGTATAGCTATCTGTTCCGTCAAAGTGTTTGAATTCTTGACCTTTAACATACGTATTAACAGAATTATCGCCAAGTTCAACATTACCGCTAGTAGATACCTTAGCCATACCAACACCATGACCATCAGGTTTATAACCCTCAATCAAAGTATTGTTAGCCATTTTTAACGCACCGCTTAATGTACCGCCAGTTAGTTTGAGATAATCAAGCGTTGCCAATCGTGCAGTATTGATTGAGTTTTGATAATCTCTGTTTGGGTTGCCTACATAAATATCAACTTGATGTTTCTTGCTAGGTTTTTCAGTCAATACTGCAAAATAGAATTTGCCGTTGCAGTATGCTATATCTTCAATTTCAGTAGTTCTATTGATTTCAATGATTTGTTTAACAGTTCCGAATGGTGTGCATTCTACCAAACTACCGAGCGTTGCACTCATGATGCATCCATTAAGCATTAATGCCCCGTTGTTGTTAAAGTCATCATATTGGTAGTCAATTTGATACGTTTTCATTTTTTGGAAATCATCATTGTACAAGTTGACTTCACGCAAGCGTTGCTGACCGCTAATTGGTACGATGCTCACATAAGTTCGTGTGATAGGATCATATCCGATATTAAATACACGCTCATTCAATGTGATAGTCTTTTCAAATGTCATTGTATCCGCATTAAATACAGATAAGTTATTACCATTCTTTAAGCCATTAGCAAGGTAAATCTTATTTGTGTATTTGTTGTAGCACATAGTATTACAATGGCCCATTTTGTCAGGGTCGCTAAACTTATATGTTCCTACGATTTCAAATGTATCTGGATTGAGTTCGTACAGATTTTGTTTTGTACCATCACCATTGATACATGCCAGTACAAACACATTCTTTTTCTCATTGTAGGTGAAGCCTTGACATTGGTTAACATCATCACCATATTGGATGTTTTTAACAAATGCGATGTTTGATGCACCTTTTAACATTGGTGTTTC